CCCTCACCTGCGCCACGAGCACCTCGTCGTCCGGCACGCGCACGGCGGCCCGGAAGGTCTCGATGGGGGCCAGCTTGCGGCGGCGGGTCGCGTCGATGCCAAACTCCCGGCGCAGCACCGTCTCCAGCCGCTCGGCCTGCGCTTCGGTGAGGTTGGCGGTCGAGCCGCCGGTCCATGTCACGATCCACTCATCCATACTACACCGTCCTTTCGATGTAAATCATCCTGTCGTGCCAATAAAGCCTGTGAAACTGCTCCGGGAAGTGCCGCTCACGAACCTTGCGGACCATCCGCCCCACCGAGTTGATGGAGTTGCGCGCCTTGGCACAGCAGGTCAGCTCGGCAGGGTCCACCGCCACGGCCATACCATCAGGCAATTCGGACAGGGCGGCAAGGAGCAGTTCCTGCCCGGGGCTGAGTGGCGTCTTGTCGTTGATGCGCGGCGGTGGGGTCACGTACTGAAACTCTCTCATGTGGTCCTCCTTGGCTATGCAATAGGTTCGCTCCGGCCCGCCGATCCTCGGGCCGGGGTGAGCCTACTTCATGCGCCCTCCTCCCACTTTTCCCACAGGTAGTCCCGCAGGTGTCCCGGCGGCATCCCAACGGCCTGAGCCAGGGCATCAATGGCGTCGTCCCACCGCTCGATGGCCCGCAGCAGGCGCTCCTCGCTGGCGTCGCGGGCGGCCTCGCAGTCGCACCCGGCGCAATGCCCGCCGCGATCCTGGCAAGTGTGTTCCATCACTCCTCCTCCCCAGGCGCAGCCCCATGCGGGCACGGTGTCAGCACCAGCGGCTCCGGCTCGCAGGCGGCCTGCATCGCGTCGTCCAGGTGCCGCTCCTGCGCCTTGATGTAGATCTCGCGGCTTGCCCCGGTGGACACGCTGGCGTACTGCTCGCACAGGGCCGCAGCCTCCAGCTCGCGCTCAACTTCACGCTTCATTTGTCCCCCCGAATCTTCGCCATGATGGCGTCCAGCTCCTCCAGCACCACGGGCAGGGCGGCGTCCAGCGCGGCGAAGTACGCCGGGTCGGGATACGCCCGCTTCACGAACAGCGGCAGGCCGGGGTAGTAGGACATGAAGTCCCACCACGCGGCCCCTGTCACGTAGAGGCACCCTTGCACCTGGTGGCGGTAGTCTCCCGGCACTTCGTCAGCCACGATGTAGCCAACGTGCGTCCCGGCCTTGGGGCATTTCAGCTCCAGCCCGCCAACAAGCTCCTGCCCGTCATAGACCAACCCGTCCGGGGAGGCCCCCACGCGGCGGCTGGCATCGCGGTAGCACAGGCCAGCAGGCTGCACCGTAACGTCCTGCGTCAGCTCATAGGCTTCCCGCGCCTCGCCCTCCATCTCGGTGCCGCGCTCCATCCAGATGGACGAACCCAGCTCCTCGCAGTAGCCCAGCACCGCCTCGGCGGCGACCTGATAGAGGTAGGTCACGCGTCCCTTGGCAAGCTCCAGCTTGGCGGGGGTCAACACCTTGTCGAGGCAGCTCGCCGTGAGCACCCCGGCGCGGGCGCGGTGCCATTCGTCGGTGCGCTGGGGCGCGTCGTGGATGATGAGGTTGGGGTTCATTTCCCCTCCGCAGCGGCTTGCTCAGACAGTCGCTTGGCAAGCGTCCGGCGCTTCTGTTCCAGCAGGTGGCGGGCACGGACGGCCCCGTCCTCTGTGAGGTCGTGGAGCGTGTGGACCTTGAGGAACTGGCAGAATGCCTCCTCGTCAGCACCGACCTCAGCAACCTCGCGGATGAGGGCCTGCGCTTCGGCGTCGCTGATCGTGCGGGCAGGCTGGGAGCCGCGCCCGTCGTCATCACCCTCGTAGGTGGCGAGGCCGGTCAAGGCAAGCAGCGTGTACCGCTGGAGGTAGGTCACAGTGGAGCCTATCTGCTGGATGGCGTTCTTCTTGCCGCTGTCATCCGGCGCGCCGGTGAGGGTCGTGCTCTCGGAGTGCCCGCGCTCGTGGGTGATCGTGCAGGTGACGGACACTCGCCCGCCGTCCTGCGCAGTCTGCCATGCTGCGGACAGCCCATGCCGGGAGAGCCCGTCGCTGATGGCGGACACCACGTTACCGAGGGTGGCGTGGCGGTACTGCGTGCCAGTGAAGCTCACCAGCTTGTCCTTGACGATGCGCGGCGGGTTGGCCTTGAAGCCCGCCATTGCGGTCACGTAGGCGCGGCGGGCTTCGTTGGCCTCCCACCGCTCTTGGAGGCCCATGAGCCGCTCCAGGGTCTCCGGCGTGGCCTGAGAGGCGAGGGCCTGCTGGATGAGTGCCGATGGGTGGGGCGTCTCCACCGTTGCCAGTTGCGCCGGATCGGCAAGTGCCAGCGCGGCTTGAGTCTTGGTCATCTCTCTCTCCTACCTGCGGTTAGTTTGAAGATGTTTCGTCAGGCCACGCCCTCAAGATTGCCTTGGCAATCTCAATACACCGATTCACAAGCTCATCTGGGCTACTTCTGTCACCACCGATAAGCATCGCCTTGATAAAACCTTGGGCAGTCTTCCTAACCTCAGCAGCATCGTTATCAATAGTAACGGCCTCCTGCTTTGGTTCATCGTTGAACAGCTCGCGTTCACCGTTGCCCTTGCGAGGTTTTCTACCCCAAGCAATCAGCCTGAGTTCATGACGGCGATCTGCGACAGTGTGGAAGTTGATCTGGTGGCCGAGCAAGTCGCTGAAGTATTTCGCCGCTACTTCGTCAGCCACTCTCCCGTACATGGTTTTTTGCAACGTCTTAACGGATCGCGTTGCATTCAGGTACATGTTTTTGAAAACGTCATCGGGGAGTCGGCGGAGTGCATCAATGGCTGTCATCTCTCTCTCCTTTGCGGTTACTCGTTGCCCACCCGCCCCTCGCGGGCGCGGCGGTCTTCCTGCTGCTGTTCGGACGGGCGCGGCGGCACGGGGCGCGGCGGGTCAACGGCCTGCCAATCGAAGCCGAAGCGGGCCACGAGTGCGCCGGTCATGGGGTTGCGGATCTCGATCATGCGGCTTTCCTTTTCGCCTTGGCAGCCTCCGCGAGGATGGCATCGGACGCCACCCGTTCGCGGCTCTTGCCGGATTGTTGCGCCAGCTTGGCGAGGGCATCAGAAGCCTCGGGGCTGATGCGGATGCGGTACTTGTCGGCCATGTCGTCTCCTATGCTTCACACAGAATGTTTGATGGGTGCATCATGACAACGCCGCCATCATCGAATCGGACGCGGAACCACGTCTCGCCATTGATGGACTCCCGACCAAGCGTACGGACGACTTCACTTTTAACCCCACAAGAGGGGAAGGGAGCCGTCATGTAGTTCTTCCGGCATTTCATTTCCTGCGCTGTCATTGGTCTCTCCGTTGCGTTGGTGTGTACCTCAGTGACGGGCCAAATATGGGACGGATTCGGGCCAATGTCAAGGGGTGGAGCGGATTATTTTGCGCGGCGCGTGAAGATTTACGCAGTGCGGTATAGGTGCAATTTTGCAGGGTGACGGGGCACAAAGAAACGGGGCCCCCAAGGAGCCCCGAATCCCACTTCAGCCGGTACGCAGGAGAGAGTTGTTTTGGGGCGGCGTACTCGTTGCGCCGCCCCGGTTGGCAGGCCCATCATAACATAGGGCTGGGACACGCGCAACCAACTGCCGAGGATTCCTCGGTAGCTGGAAAAGAAAAGCCCCCGGTTGCCAGCCGGGGGCCGCCCGCCGGGGAGGAATCGGCGGGCCACCGGGAGGAGCTGCTACTTCTTCCCCTCATGCTCCAGGCTGTAGTGGTTGCCGTCCGGGGTCGGGAAGTCCCCGCCCCACCGGCACAGCGGGTGCAGGCTCTTCCAGTACGCACCGGCGGCGCGGTGGTCCTCGGTGCTGCTGAGGTACTTGCCACCCTTGAACAGGTTGCGGTCCCGGGCCAGGCGGAGTTTGTGGCACGAGCTGCGGTGTCCGTAGCCCTTGGACTCGCCCACCTTGCCGTGCGCGCGGGGGTCGCGGAAGGCGTCCCCGTCCGTGTACTCGTAGCCGTTCTCCCACAGCCAGGCGTCCAGCTCGGCCTGGAGCCGCGTGTGGAGCTGTTGTTTCTCACTCAGGGTCATGGTCAATCCTCCATCCATCAGGTGCCGCAACGGGCATCCTGTTGGTCACTCGTCCTCTGTGGCCTCCACCACAACCGTCTCCACGATCTCCGGCTCAAAGACGGTGATGGGGTTGCCGGCCACGCTCACGTCGTACACGAACGATCCCCCGTCCATTACAGTCAGGGACACGACCACGCCCACCACGTCGGTCTGGACGGTCATAGCCACCACCTCTCCCAGGGTGTGCTTGGGCGTGAGGACGGTCCCGTTGTCGAGGATGATCTGCACAAGGCCCCCGGTTTGAGTGACCTTACCCGAGTTATCCCATGGCCCAAATACACACCAGCTAACACACCAGCTCACACACCAGCTCCGCGCCCGCAGAGACCGGGACTCGAACCCGGATCACGGCGAGGCCGTATCTTTCCCCACCCGGGACGGTCGGAGACACCCGGGCCTGCCCGCCTCATCCGGCGGAGTTAGAAGATCCGCTGCGTAGCGCGTTCAAGACTCGCACACCCTGCCGCACACTCGGAAACACTAAGATGCGCTCCGCTTCCGAGTGCGCTTCCGGGTCTATGATCGTCAAGACGGACGGCGTGAGGTTGTTGCGGACGAACCCGCGCTCCCTTGCGAAGTCGTCGCTGATCTTGTACGAGCCGACCTGCACGCAATGGCTCAAGACCCCGTTGTGCGGGTTGAAGTAGGTCATGTACCCGCTGTTGTGCCGGTGTCCGCTCATGATGATGTGATCGCCAAGGCCATGGAATGCCGCCTTGCCCTGGCCAAAGGCCGGATTGTACTGCGAGCCGCCAGGCCAATCGTGCCTGGCGTTGAGCCTAACTTCCGTTCCATTGGGG